AAAGTTTTAATATCTGGTAATGCATTGTAACTAGGTGATCTACCAAATATTTCACCTGTTGCTTTTGACCAACGTGGTACTAAATATGGAAACTCATTATAACCACCAGATCTAACTACCATTTTATCTTCTTCGCAAACATGACAAGAATGAAAAGGTAATTTAGTTGATGTTTTACCTGTTGCTCTTTTGTAATCTTCGTTAGGTTCTACTGCGTGTATAAAATTAAATTTATGGTCTGGTCTTTCTTTTGCGGCTGTTAAAACTTTTTCACCAACATTTTTTTCACCAAACTCTTGTACAGCTTGTCTAGCTGTTAATTTATATTTTCTATAAAGTGTATCTACTTTTCCTGTAATGCTTTCTTGAATATAATATTCTGCAATATGTAAACAATTAAAATGAATACCATCTGTATCAAATCCTTTATTACCTTCTTCAACAAATAATGCGGCTGTACCAATAGAACATAAATCAAGATACATCTCATGTACTTCTGTATTAAAATTATTTTCATTAAACATATCGTACATTCTTCTTGCAGTATCTTCTAACCACAACTGTACTTCTCTATCTTCGTTTAAATCATCATCACGTAATTTTATTGAGAACCAAGGTAAAGATGGTGATGTAAGTGTACCTTGTAAACTTGCCGCTAATAAATTATTTGCTGTAATAGCTGTACTATCATATAATACTTCCGTTCTTTTTTCACCTCTAGTACGTAAAGTTACTACGTCTGCTTTTCTTGGCATAACGTAATCTAAAATTTCTTGCCAGTTTACTTCCCATGTTCCTCTATCACCTGCAAGTTTATCAACTCTTTTTTTTATATACTCGTAAGTTGCCATATTAAGTTATCTTTTTTTTAGTACCACCTAATAATGTTTTAGAAGTTTCTGCTTCTTCTTCAACTCCTGTACCACTTGTTAAAATTGTTCCGTACATTCCTTTTTTCTTTGTACCTAACATTTTTTCTTTTTCAGCCGCAACTTTTGCTTCTGCTTCTGCAGTTTTATCGTATGTTGATTGCTCTACTGGTGGTGGCATTTGTGGTTGTGATTTTCCGCCCATATTATTCCTTTATCCATTTACATTCGTTTTTAAGCATTCCATATATTGCCGCATCTACGAATTCATTTTCTATTTTCATAACTTTTCTTACTATACCTTCTTTTGTCCATCCTGTACCACTTAAAATGCGTTCATTTCTTTCGTAACCATTACGGCATACTGCCGTCATCCTACCACATTTTAACTGGTTAAAACCATAGTCAAATACATATTTTATATGTTTTCTTGAAAATAATCTAGGTGTTTCTAATGCAAGATGAACATAAATATTATGGCCATCAAAGTCTGTAAAAAGAAAACCACCTAAAATTTTTTCATCTTCTATAAAACCTATATAAGAAAAGGCATCACCTATTTCTGCAGATATATGACATTTTTTTTTAAGATACTCACCAATAGGTTTACGCCATTGGTCGTTTGTCACGACTTCTACCATAAACTACGCTTTTACTTTTTTCTTTTTTCCGCCGCCAAGAATAGTTTTTTGTACGTTAGCTTCATCCTCTACACCAGATGCGCCTGTCATAATTGTTTGACCACCATAACTACCTGCTTTACTTGCCGCCATAGCAGAAGAAGTTTTTGCATCTGTAGGTGCTGGTGCATCTACTGGTGCTTGTGTTTGTGCAGGTTGTTGAATTACAACTTGTTTAGGTCGTCTAAATACTCTTGTTATTGCTCTTACAAATCCGCCCATAGTTCCTTTCCTTTCTTAAATATTATATTATATATCATATTTTAATATACGCC